ATAGAATCCTTTGTCGTATATCCTGATTCTGTCATTAGCAAAGTCTGCATCAGAACCTACCGTAGTAGCCGTTACGCTTCCTGTATCATCAGGCCCATTAGCCCCAACTGAATCCTCATCCCAATTTATTGTTGCTGTTGCTGTTGCTGCTACCGCCTGACTTGCTGGTGTTCCTGCTGGTGAATATATAGTTGCATATCCACCCATACCAGATTCTACGAACTGTCTAACCATCTGGGCTGTAATAGCCCCGGTAGTATTATCCGCAAAACTTGTTCCTGTTAAAGTCGATCTTTCTTTTCTTAACGCTGTTGGTGTTCCCATTAGCCATACTCCACATTAAATGCGCTACCAAAAGCGCTGTCTTTATTTAAAAAATACATTGTCTCCCCGTCTTGAAGTGTGCCACTTACAATAGTAAAGTAGATATATCCCTCTGCATCCGAATTTGAAAACGATCCAGAAGAAGAATCCCCTGTAATATCTTCAACACTTACTTGCAATATTGATCCTATTGCCCCGCTAGTTTCTCCTTTTACCAAATCACCCTTAGACGGAACTTGCATATCAAACGCTGCGCTAAAAGAATTGGTAAATACTGAATCACGAGCAGCGCCAATCGTAAATGGAATTCTATAGTAAGTAATTTCTGAAGGAAGAGTCTGCCCATCAAACCTTTCATACCCATCAATTCTTCTATATCTTCCACGAATATCTATTTCAAAATTATTCCCAGCTATTAATTCTCCCGGCTCCAAAGAGAGAGACGGATCAACCATATTTACACCGCCTTCAAATGGAAAATAAGTAGATTGAAGCCTACTTTTATTTATATCTCTGCTTCTTAGTTTGCTCATTCTGGGCGCACCACAAAATTAAACATATTTTGAGCAGAAGAAAATCTCCTATTCTTTTGACGCACCAGTTGATCTGCTTCTAGTTTATCCAGCAAGTCCTCAAACTCAGACAGAGAACCAACCATAATTTCTGGAGCATCCTCGTTCTCTGCATAATACATTTTTGCTCTAGAGATAATTATCTTATGAAATCTAGCTGGGATAGCAGATACATTATCATCTGCGGTTGTAGCTGGAGATATAACAGTACTCATCACAACTGGTGTTCTCCAGTATTCAGCTGAAACTACAGTTGCTGAGTTTGGAGTAGGATATAAATCAATATTACCATCCGGCTTTATAGTGAAAACTTCCGGAACATCAGAGTCAACTGTCCCGTACTTGTAATTTTCCCTGTATTCATTCCACTCCACATATTCTAAAATCTGATACGAATCGGAAGTTTTATCCCATACAATGGAATCTAGCTTCCAGTTTCCTAATGGACCAATGGTGCTTGTACCGGGAAACCCAGTGTTAGAAGATGAAAGCGTAGAGGTTCCGTTTATAGCAGTAATAGAAGCCTCAGACCAAAGAAAATCCCAATCGAACCATCTGCTTTGTATATCTTGATCAGCTTGGTTGATATAACGTATTACAGAAATCTCTTCTTCAGATAAGCCTGTTGTAACTGTAGTAGACGGACCTGTTCCGGGTATACCTACATCTCTTGCCATGTCTTGGCATAAGGCTAAAAACGTACTCATTTAAGATTTCCTGATATAGCGTCAGCTACATCTTCTAGTTTAATATTAACCGCGCACATCGCTCCTCCAGTAGTTTCATCCCTGCGACAGGTATCAAAACCATAATGCATTCTATGGCAAGGAAAACAGTAATTTTCATATAACTCAGGTTCTAAGGAAGTAGTATTTTTCCAATGCTTAGATAAGTTCTCTTTTGAAGAATGAGAAAGCATTACTACTTTATGGCAATCTAAGGTTGAAGCTGCGTTGAGAACCCCTGTTTCAGGGCCAACGACCACATCGCACTCATGTAAAAAAGCCAGAGTCCTTCTTATGGACCACTCGCCTGATTTAGTTATGACGCGAGGTTCTTCTTCCCAACCCGCTTCAAGCATCTGGCAAAGGTCATCGCCTATAGTAATAAAAGAAACATCTTCTCTTTCAGAAAGAATTTTTGCTATAGCAGCATCCGTCCAAGGATAAACCTTATGAACAGAAGAACCAGATAATGCCCAAAGGACAACATTCTTTGTTTTTATCTTTTTTCTAGTTGACGAGGCCCATGTTTTCTCTTTTTTGGTAGGATAAAACTTGGGAAGAAACTTATGTGGAAGTCCAGCAAGATCATGCGTTCTTTCCATATAATTTACATTACACTCATCATGAAGCTGTTCCTTGCTCCATTCAAATTTAGGGCTACCCGGAATAAAGGTTTCCTCCCCTCTTATTATTTCTGTCCTTGCAGGAACAACAAGAAGAGCGCCTTCTATAGATTCAGATAACTGAACAAAATGATGGAAGCATTTAGTGATACGATCCCAATATTCGTTTAAGCAATCATTGGGAACCTGATCCGTTTTCTGTAAAAGTATTTCATCTACATGAGGGTCAGTCCTTACAATATCATAGCCTCTTTCAGTGACATTTACACATACCTTATAACCCCTCTCTTTGAAAAGGGGGAATAAAGAAGACACTTGAATCATATCTCCGAATCCACCGTAGCGAACAATGCATACAGTTTTCTCGGAGCGCCTACCCCCAACATCCTGTGGGGTTAATTCGTCCCATTCCTTGGACGGCAGGGTAATTAATTTCAATTGTTCAGTTAATTATCGTCCGGCGACGAACGCCCTGACCTTTGATTTTTTTGCTTCTCGCTGCAGCTTTAGTTTTAGCTTTATTCATTGTTGCTTTACTTACGCCCTTTTTCCTTAACTTATCGTAATGCGCTTTTGTTTTTTGAACATTCGAGGCTAGCTTTCCCTTAGTTTTTTCTCTTTGCGCTACATTATATGCATAGTCTGAAGCTTTTGCTCTGGCAGTGGCAGTTTTTACATTCCCTTTACTGGGGTCTTTAGGCCCAACCTGCTTTCTTCCTTTCGCAACAGCAGAAGCATAATCTGCAGCCTCTTTTCCGCTTCTCTTTCTTGCGCCTCTTACAGCCTTTGCGTACGCTAACTCTCTGGCGCTAAAACCACCGCCAGCGAGACTGCTTTTTTTACCGATAGCCTTTGGCTGTTGGCCCACTTTTACACCACTCGATCCCTTAACCGCTCCGCGAACTCTGCCTCTCGCTTTAAGACGTTTAGCCATTTCAGAACGAACAGCTTTCCTACGCCCTTTCTTTATATCTTCCCACGGGTCTTTCTTTTTTGTCAAACTAACCATTTTAGTTTTCCTTAAAATTCAAGATTCCAAGAACCTACCATATTGCCCTCGACATTAACCATGTTATTAGATCGCTTCTGCGCTCTTACAAAATCATCAGTTCTTTCGTCAGACATTTCTTCCGTCGTGTAATATCCGCGACCAGCAGCTGTAGAGTCTCCATAAGCTTCTTTGGGTGAAGTGGGCTTTACTTTACCAAAAACATAAGCTGTTACTTCATTTATTGATCCAGCCATAATTCCTCCAAAAGGATTGGGGGGCTTGCGCCCCCCTTTCCTATTTATTTAGCAGAAAGTAAACTTACCCTTTGGTGTGGATACAGTTTTCCTTACTACCCCGATTGGCATCTGGTTCGGCCCATGTGAATCGAGCGCCAAAGAAGCCGGAGACTCCTTTCCCACTGTTTCCAATGAAGACAAACCGTTTGCCGGGATTTTACCACTTGCACTATGTGCTTTAGCCATATTGCCTCCTAGTACCACTGAATCATGATTTGCACATAAGCCTTACCAGCGGGCGAACCACCAGTTGGGGCTTTTAGCGTCAAGTGAATATCAGTGTCTGCCGGAAGGGCTGCTAATACTAAATCAGCTGCTGTATCCGTCATTCGCTGTTCATCACCGTCGGCAAGAGTGCCTAGACCCATTGCTACATATTCCGCGCCCGCAGCTGAAGAACCTATATTGACTGCTGCCTCAGTAGTAACGGCATTAAATGTCTCATAGGCAATAACCTCGACCTCTTCCATAGTCCCTTGTTTACCAGAAGGACCACGAAAAATTAAGGCTTCAGTTCCAGCACCGAAATCATGGAGATAGGTGAAGCAATAAGAAGTTGGATTAGAATAACTCATAATATTCTCCTTTATGCTGCGCTATCCCAGATCACAATGCGTGACTGGGCTGCTTGTGTGTGAACGATACCGAAACCACCTAAGTAGTACCAAGCTATGCCACGATCCCTTCCGTAATCACCGGGAATTTTCCCTCTGATCTCTTCTGGAACCGCAACCGCTTCGGCTACGGTATCTTCGCCAAAGAAGACTGCCCAGTCTGACTTTGCATTAGTCCAAGCAGTAGCAGCAGTACCAATGCTACCTTTGGCTTTATGCGTCTGTTCGACAAAGCGTACACCTTCAAATCTTCCAATCTCACCATTCATGATCATACGAAAGCCTTGATCAACATATGATTTTAAGGCTTCAATATCATCTTTGAATGCTCGCCACGTTGTAGGCCATGCAAGACCGTAATAATCATCTCCAGTGTAAGCCGGGATGTTACGTTCTTTCATGATGTCTACAAGAGACTTAACGTGCAAACTACCAAGTGCAATATCATTGGTAATAGCACATACGCTATTGGTGGTCAACGTAAGCGCAGCCGTGCCAGTACCACCCGTAGGTGCAACACGCAATGCAGCTTTGTTAAACTCCGTAGCAGCAAGATTGTCAAATGCTTTTTTGGCATCTGTTTTTAGCACTTTCCTAATAACTTCCGCCACTGGTTGCTCAGACAGATCATCCAATTTACCAGTCCAAGGAACAGAGTTCCCTGCTTCGGTAATGGTCATCGTACCTTGAG